GATGTACGCCGCGCAGTAGCAAACCTTCGCAAGAACAATGTTGCTACATTCAATGGTGTCTATAAGGGCATCATCCACCCAGATGTTTCCTACGATTTCCGTGGAGCAACTGGTGGAACTAACTGGTCTGATCCACATGTTTACTCAGACCCATCAGGTATTTTCAACGGTGTAATTGGTAACTTCCAAGGCGTTCAGTTCATGGAATCACCTCGCGCACCTTTGTTCTCTGACGGTGGCGTAAATACTTGGACAATCAGCACAATCACAGTTGCAACAAATACTGCCTCTTTGACTTCCTCTGCTGTTCACGGTCTTGCCGTTGGTGACACAGTAACAATCTCAGGCGGTACTGCTACTTCTGGTACAGGTTCAACTTCACAACTTGGCTTCAACGCTCAGTTCACAGTTCTTGCTATTACTTCAACAACAATTTTTACTGTTGATATTACTGGTAAGACTGCAACCTGTAATGTTGGAACTTCACTTGCTCTTGTTGCTGCATCCGTAGATGTTTATGGAACTTTGGTTATGGGCCGTCAGGCTCTTGCCAAGGCTTTCTCAACTGGTGGCGGATACGGCGAGCAAGCTCAGATCGTTGATGTTCCAGTGGTAGATGTACTTCGCCGTTTCACAGGCGTTGGCTGGAAGCACTTTGTCGGCTACGGAGTATTCCGTCAGGCTGCCATGTACCGCATTGAGTCTGCTTCTTCAATCGGACAGTAACTAGGTCGGTAGGGGGGAGTGCTTAATCCCTTTCTCACTCCCCTCTACTCTTAGTTCTATTAAGGAGAATCGTGCCTACATTTACCCCACCATCAAGAGTTATGGTTCCCGTTGTTACCCCGAATGTTCCCCTCTGGCAACAGCGCCCCTTTGGTTATTTCAAGCCATCTATCCCCAAGGGTGCAAATGTCTGGGTCTATACCGATAACACCATCAGCGAGCAACAGCCCCCACTCTGGGAGGCTCGTACTAACCGCGATGGAAGCATTACCCCAGGCGTTAAAAAGGTTTACTATGGGGGTCATTCCTACACTATTACTGCTGATGAAGCAATCGTGCTGACCTCTGCTGGTTACGGCGCAAACATTTCTTAACTGATACAATCAAGGTACTTTGACGGGAGACATATTCTGATGGATCATAGCGAGCATGAGTCTTTTGTTGAAGGATGTATTGTCTGCAAAATTTCGACAATCGGCTTTGGCTTAGGAACTTCCCCTACTCGTAATGGTAACGGTGAGGCTACAGAAGCCCGTGAAAAGCGTTGGGCTAAAGATATGCCAGCATATAAAGAACTCCGCGCACAGGGGCTACAACCGCCTCGTATTGATGGCTCAGCAGAACTCGCAGCACGAGCTGAAACCCGTTTTGAGGTTGAGACAGGTCACATCATGGAAGGCAAGGCAGGGGAAATTAAAACTGCGTTAGACGCTTTTGAGCAAGCAACAGGCAATAGTGCGCTGACCCCTAATACGACACCGGTGAATCTATGACTTCTGGAAATGATTGGATTAACACAACTCGCTCTTACTTGCTCAACGGCTTTTCTGAGGAACGCAATAAACTTTCTGTTGCCTATGTCGCAGGTAGTGGTGTCCTCTATTTTAAGTATGCTCTCAATGGTGTTCGCCAAGGTGCGCGTTTATGTATTGGCACTAATACTTTTTATGTCTGGTCAGTAGATGGTCAAACTGCGACAGTCTCAGGTGGCGAAGATGGTTCAACTGATGCTAATGCAGCGTTAGGAAGTATGGTTCGTGTTGCCCCACGCTTTACTGATGATGAAATTTGGAAAGCATTAGGAGCAGATTTAGGCGATCTTTCCTCTCCCGCTAATGCCCTCTTTGGAATTGGCACAGTAGATTTGACATATAACCCTACAGTCAATGGTTATGACTTGGGCGCAGTCTCAGATAGTTTGCTTTCTATCTATGAGTTGAAATACCTTACCCCTGGCCCACAGATGGATAACCCCCGTATTCCTGTCAATGGATGGCGCTTAAACCGCAACGCAACGACCACTCAGTTCCCTTCTGGACTTTCCGTACAACTCTTTATGCCAGCATACCCAGGCTATAATTTGCGCGTGGTCTATCGTTCTTCACTTTCCATGCCTACAAGTGCCTTATCCAATGTGAGTTCTACAGGACTTATGGCTACTGCTTATGACTTGCCTCCAATCGGTGCAGCAATTCGTCTCATGTCAGGGCGAGAGATTAAGCGTAACTTTACAGAAGGTCAGGGCGATACCCGTAGGGCTGGTGAAGTTCCACCAGGAGCAATCATGCAATCAACACGCAGTTTACAAGTACTTAGAGGACAGCGTATCTCGGCAGAAGCAGCACGACTTGATGCTCTCTACCCCAGTTTTAGGGCGTAGTTCATGGCTTCTATTGTCAAATATGACACGCCTTATTTTAATCCTGCCCCCTCATACTTTGGCGGTACGAGTTCTAGCAACTTAGTTCCTTTCCCTTTTCCTGTCAGCATTGATGGTCACGCTTACCCTATTCAATGGGATAACACAGCCATTGGTGTCTGGGGCGCTCGGTTTAAGAAAACTTCCTTACCTCTTATCCGCGCACAGGCAGATAACTCTAATACTCCAGGTGAGCAATCTATTTCCCCAGAACAATTCTGGCGCAGGTCGCAAGACTCATGGCAGTTTGGAGCAGGTCAGGTTCACCTAGATCGCGCTACTAGCGAACTTCGTAGGTTCAACTGGAGCAACGGAATTGACCCATGGAATCCTTGGAGAATTAAACTTCTTAACGATACGACCAATGTTTATTCCAGTGCTAATGCAGGGCAAGCTTGCATGGTTTCTGGTACTTATGTTTATATGATTGATGGCACTGCCTTGAAGTTCTCATCAGGTGTACTCTCTAGTTGGACTTCTGTAACAGGCATGACTGGCTCGCCTCTATCTATGGATACTGATGGCAATACGGTCTGGACTGCCAACAATACCAACGGTATTTATTCGGGTACTGCTGGTGGGGCATCTGTTACTTCTTACGCTACGGGTACAGCAACTCTTGTGCGCTATACCAAGTCTCGTTTGATGGTTGCCGGTGGTGGCAAACTTTACAATGTGACAGGTTCAGGTGCGCTTCCTACTGCCCTGCTTGACCTATCCTCTCGTTCCTTTACTTGGGTAGATATTGTGGGTGGGCAGTCCCAGATTTATGCAGCAGGATACGCTGGAGATAAGTCTTTGATTTATCGCACTGCGATCAAAGCCGACGGCACTGCCCTAGATGTTCCTATTGTTGCTGGTGAACTTCCCGATGGTGAGATTGTCCGTTCCTTGGGCGCATACCTTGGGTATATTCTTATTGGAACAGATTTAGGAATCCGCTTCTGCCAAGTTAATAACGATGGTTCTTTAACTATTGGTTCCCTAACTCAAACTCTTGCTAATGAGAGTTCAGCGGTTAGTCCTGTCTATTGCTTTGAGGGTCAAGATCGCTTTGTTTGGTTTGGTTGGTCAAACTTCGATGAATACACAGGCTTAGGTCGTATGGACTTGACTACTTTTACTACAACCCTAACTCCTGCTTATGCCTCAGACCTCATGGTTCGCCCTACTGCCCCCGCAACTTCGGTTACGGGAACGGTACGCTCGGTTGCTACCTTTGGAAAAAAGCGCATATTCACCGTGGATGGACTTGGGTTGTATATCGAATCCTCCAGCGCGGTAGCCGATGGTTACTTCAATAGTGGAGTGATCTCCTATGGTATTTCTGACCCTAAAGTTGCTATGTATCTTGATATTAAACATGAGCCTTTAACGGGTTCTATCACAGCAGGAATTGTGGCTGACCAATCTGATATTGATGTGGATGGAAATGTCGCAGCAACGATCGGGATATCCAATGTAGCGGGGAGCGTTTCTCCTATCCATGCCTTTCCTTGCGGTCAGCTCACAGGTGAGAACTTTCAAGTAGTCCTCGCTCTTACTTCCTCAGCAGGGGTTAGCCCAGTTCTTTCCCGCTATACCCTTCGCTCCTATCCTGCCCCAGTGCGTACTTCTCAATGGGATGTTCCTATCCTGCTCTACCCAACAGCGATGGTGGGCGATACAGACTGGAACTTTGATGTGAGTGCAGAAGTTGCTTTCCTTATTGGTCTGCATCAGAGCCAGAAGGTAATGACCTTCCAGGTTGCAGATGAAGTTTCTCAGGTAGTGATGTACGATTATCAGTGGCTACCAGAGGCTATTGATATCTTTGGCAAACCAAGGGGCATTTTCTATGCTCAACTCAGAGAGATAGTAGGTTAATAATGGCTCGTAGAGAATATCAAGGTGCGGCTACCCCCACCACGATCACAGGTTCTATTACTAGCTCGGCAACGAGTCTTACTCTTACGAGTTCGACGGGTTGGCCCACTGGTTCTTTCTCCTTTGTCATTGACCCAGGTTTAGCAGGTGAAGAAAAAGTCCTTGCTACCTCTCGCTCTGGAGCAACCGTTACCATTACTACTCGTGGCTATGATGGAACTACTGCTGCCTCTCATAATGCTGGCGCAGTTATCTACCCCGTTCCTAGTGCGATTGACTTCGATGAGGCTAACTCTTTAGTTTCTGG